TTCCGATCGGTGGCTATACAGTCTTTGGCTTCGATGTATCTCCATCTCGCCGCAATGCGAGCCTCGTTGCTGGTCAGATTATGGGTGACGGAAGAATCGGTGTCGGTATCTTGCAGACGTGGGAGTCGCAAGTCTCGGTCGATGACCTAAAGATCGCAGCTGAGATCAAGGGATGGGCTGATCAATATCGTCCAAAAATGATCTGTTACGACAAATACACGACGCAATCGATCGCTGAGAGATTGGCTAATGCTGGTCAAGTAACTCAGGATGTATCAGGCCAGCAGTTCTATCAGGCTTGCTCTGACCTTCTTGACGGCATGGTCAATGGTCGAGTAGTCCATAATGGACAAGAAGAATTAATTAAGCAGATGAATAACTGTGCGGCTAAGACTAACGATTCAAGCTGGCGCATCGTAAAGCGTAAGAGCGCTGGCGATGTATCCGCGCCAATCTCTTTGGCCATGGTCGTATCGATGCTATTAAAACCACAACAGGTTGCGGCTATCTACACAGAATAATCTACATGTAGTGTATAATTGCCCTCTATGGGTATCCTCTCGCGCCTTACAGGTGCAACACCGAAGGCCAATGTCGAAGCGCAATACGCACCGCAGGTTCTTGGTGAGTATTCGCCTTATGCGATGCCGTTTCAATTTGCTTACGTCGGACGCACAGAAGCAATGGGAGTTCCAGCATTAGCTCGATGCCGCAATCTTCTGGCTGGCACAATCGGCACAATCCCTCTTGAACTTTATAAAAAGTCAACAGGCGAAGAATTAGGCAAGCCACTATGGCTCGATCAACCTTCTTACTCTCAGCCTCGATCAGTAACTATTGCCTACACAGTTGATTCACTTCTATTCTACGGACAGGCATTCTGGCAAGTAGTAGAGACTTATCAAGAAGACGGGCGTCCATCTCGATTCGAGTGGATCGCTAACAGCCGCGTAACTGCGACACTTGATCGTGACAATGTCTTCGTTAAGTCTTACGCCATCGATGGTACGACAGTACCAATGGACGGCCTTGGATCTTTGATCACATTCCAATCACTTAGCGATGGCATTCTCAACACAGGAACATCAACTATCCGCGCAGCTCTGGACATCCAGAAGGCCAGCGTTATTGCAGCCGCAACGCCTATGGCGACGGGGTATCTAAAGAATACAGGCGCTGATCTACCTCCTGTAGAAGTTCAAGGATTACTTGCAGCATGGAAGTCTGCCCGTCAAAATCGTTCTACGGCTTATCTGACATCGACTCTTAACTATGAGACAGTCGGATTCAGTCCTAAAGACATGATGTACAACGAGGCAATCCAGAACCTCGCTACGGAGATCGCTCGACTATGCAACGTTCCACCTTATTACGTTTCAGCAGATCAGAACACGACAATGACTTATGCGAACGTAACTGAAGAAAGAAAGCAATTCTTGACCCTTTCTTTACAGCCATTTATCTCAGCCATCGAGGATCGTCTATCAATGGATGACATCACAGCTCGTGGCAATATCGTCAAGTTTGACATCGACAAGAATTATCTCCGCACAGATCCACTCGTGGAGTTATCAATTATCCGTGAACTTCTTGATCTCCAGCTGATCACTCAGGAGCAAGCCATGGAGATGACAGACCTAACACCTAACGGAAGCGAAGGCATGCAATGAAAGAGATGCTCACATTCTCAGCAGAACTTACAGCGGACGCGTCAGAGCGCACTATCTCTGGCAAGATCGTTCCTTTTAATGGCGAGGTAGGAAACACATCTGCCGGAGCCGTAGTCTTTGAGCGTGGCGCGATTAATATCGCTGACTCATCTAAAGTGAAGCTCCTACTGGAACACGATCCTAAGCAGCCAATCGGCCGCGCTCAATTCTTTAATGAAACAGAAGACGGAATCTTTGCATCCTTCAAGATTTCTAAGTCATCCCGCGGCACAGATGCTCTCATCGAAGCCTCAGAAGAACTTCGCACTGGTCTATCAGTCGGAGTTATGGTCAATGCAGCCAAACCTAAGAATGGCGTGCTGTATGTATCGAGCGCTGACCTGCTCGAAGTAAGTCTGGTACAGGCAGCAGCCTTTAAGTCTGCGGCCGTAACCGATATAGCGGCGTCTGAAGATGAAGCCGTTGAAGAAACCCTACCAACAGAAAGCGAGACAGCCACCGTGGAAGAAACCACTTCAGCAGTCGAAGCAACACCTACAGTTGAGGCTGCCGCAGTTGAAGCTGCTCGCCCTGCTGTAACAGCAATGGCTTACACAAAGCCAAGAATCGAAGTAACAGCAGCAAAGTACGTTGAGAACACAATTCGCGCAGCAATGGGCGATGACGCAGCTCGTCAGTACATCGCAGCAGCAGACAACACAACCGACAACGCTGGTCTCGTGCCAACACGTCAATTGTCAGAAATCATCAACCCTCTCGGAACAACCATCCGCCCATCAATCGAAGCAATCTCACGCGGAGTGCTTCCAGATGCAGGCATGACTTTCGAGATTCCAAAGATCACAGCAATGCCTACAGTTGCAGTCACAGCAGAAGAAGCAGCATTTTCTGACACAGATCAGACTTCAGCATTCTTGTCAGTTGATGTCAAGAAGTACGCTGGACAACAGACATTCTCAGTTGAATTGCTAGATCGTACATCTCCAGCATTCTTCGATGAACTCGTTCGCAACATGGCCGCAGCATACGCAAAGGCTACAGATGCAGCAGTTAACGCAGCATTGATCACAGGCGCAACAGCAGATGCAACCACAACAGTTACCTATCCAACAGCAGCCGAGCTTCTCGGTATCGTTGCACGCGGTGCAGCTTCTGTCTATGGCGCAACACTTGGCCTTGCAAATCCGTTCGCTCGCAACATGATCGTGAACACATCACAGTGGTCTAACATCATGACACTCAACGATGCAGGACGTCCTATCTACACAGCTTCACAGCCACAGAACGCTGGCGGAGCAGTATCACCAACAGCCCTACAGGGTAACGTTGCAGGTCTTAACCTTTACGTCACACCTAACACAGCTGCTGGAACTGACACAGATGGATCGATCATCATCGTTAACCCAGACTCTTACACATGGTACGAGTCACCAACATACCGCCTCCGTGCAGAATCAACAGCGGCGGGACAGATCACAATCGGCTACTACGGCTACGGCGCAATCGCGACCAAGGTCGGCGCAGGCGCATTCAAGAATAACAAGGCGTAAGCCACACTAAGTCGCTGGCGGCGTAGTGCCCTTCTACGCCGCCAGTCTTTAGAAAGGATAAGAGCATGGCATTGACAACAGTTGCAGAGCTTCGCACCGCCCTAGGCGTTGGCACTCTCTATACTGATGCAGTCTTGCAGTCCGTCTGCGATGCCGCAGATAACGTACTCTTGCCCTTTCTATGGAAGAATCAGCAGTACATAATTGCTCACGGGAACACGGGCACAGTCGGCACTCTTTACTTTGATCAAAATATCCGCGACTACTTCTATGTCGGACAATCAGTCGTGATCTCTGGCGCTGGTACTAAGTACAACGGCACAAAGACAATTACAGGCGTTGACACGCAATCCTTTACAATTACGACGACACACATTAGCGACAATCCCTATCACTCAGTCGAGCCTTATGGCATCGCAGCAGCTGAGACTTATACAGATTACACAACAATTCCGGCCATTCAAGAAGCGTCTCTCATGATCTCGATCGACATTTGGCAAAGCCGTCAAGCCCCATCCAGCGGCGGCGTGACAATCGATGGATATCAGCCAAGCCCCTACCGCATGGGTAACACTTTACTTGCTCGCGTCCGCGGCTTACTTGCTCCATATCTTGATCCGAGATCGATGGTGGGCTAATGGCCGCCATCTCAACACTCCGCGCAGGTATCGCAGCAGCTCTTACAGATAACACAAAATACTCAGTTTTCTCATTCCCACCTGCAACACCGATCGCCAACAGTGTGATCGTAGCGCCAGCAGATCCTTACATCTCGCCTTCTAACGGCTGGCATGCATCGATCTCGCCTATGGCTAACTTCGTAATTTCCGTCATGGTTCCCTTGCTCGATAATGAAGGCAACCTGATCGGAATAGAGGATGACATCGTTCGAGTCTTTGGCTTGCTCGCTGCATCTTCATACACCTACAACGTCACAGATGTATCGGCTCCGGCCGTACTCAGTGCCGCATCGGGTGATCTACTTACCTGTAATATCAATATCTCAGTCCTAACGAGTTGGAGCTAAAATGTCCGAGTGGGAAAAAGAGCAAGAAGCCTTCCTGATCAAGATCGGGCAGGTAGCACCATCAACACCTAAGCCAGTAACTACTAAGAAAGACGAGGAATAATCTCATGGCTGTATTTCTAAACAATAAGGTCGGCGTGAAGATCAATTCAGTCGATCTTTCAGACCACGTTACAGCAGTAACACTTAACCGCACTTTTGACGAACTCGAAGTAACAGCGATGGGCGATGGCGGACACAAGTTCGTTAAAGGCCTTGAAGCATCATCTGTCACAATCGACTTCCTCAATGACACAGCATCTGCGAACGTTCTACAGACTTTGCAGGCTGCATGGGGAACTAACGTCACAATCGTTCTTCTACAGGAAAAGGGAACCGCAGTATCTGCGACTAACCCTCTTTACACTATGACCTGCCTTATCAACTCAACCACAGACATCAACGGCGCAGTCGCTGATATCGCAATGCAGAGTCTGACATTTAACGTCTCAGGCACTACAGTAGTTGCCACAACAGGCACATTCTAAAACACTAAACAAAGGGGCACAGCATGGCAAAGTTAATAGTAACGATGGCAGACAACAGCGTCACCAATATCGAGATCACACCTCGACTCGAGTACGCGTTCGAGCTATATGCTAAAAAGGGATTTCACAAAGCGTTCCGCGATGATGAAAAGCAGTCAGATGTCTATTGGCTTGCATGGGAAGGCCTTCGACTAAGTGGAGTCACAGTCAAGCCATTCGGCTCAGACTTTCTCGAAACTCTTAAGAGTGTAGAGGTTGCAGAGTCTGACCCTTTGGCCTAGGCAGGGATAGCATCCACTATCTCATTGCTCGCTTGAGCATCGAGACGGCTATCCCTCCACAAGATTTAATTGATTTAGATTCGACAATGCTGCAGATGTTACTGAAAGCGTTGAAAGATAGAGCAAAGGAGCAGAGCGATGCCTACAGAGCTAAAAGGCGCTAACGAGCTTCGCAAAGCCCTAAAGAAGTTTTCTCCTGATCTAGACAAAGCAACACGCGATGAGATGGTTGGATTCTTAAAACCACTGGTAAAAAAGGCCAGAGGCTTCATGCCATCTAACAGCGCAATGCCATCTGGATTCGTTAAGCATGAAGTTAAGACTGCAACTTTTCCAATGTACGATGCAACCGAAGCGCGTCGAGGTGTAGGTTATAAACTGACACCGACTAAGCCTAATCGCGAAGGATGGTCTGCAACTGTATCGATCCACAATAAGACAGCGGCAGGCGCGATCTTTGAGACGGCTGGACGTAAGTCTGGCATGTCTGGTCGCTTCAGCCCACGATTGCAGGGCAACCTAACAGGCTCTGGCAAGATGTCTGGACGTGCAATGTTTAAGGCTTATAAAGAAGACGAAGGCAAGGCTAAGGCTGGAGTTATTAAGGCGCTTGAAAAGGCTGCCGCTAAGTTTAACGGGAGTGGCAACTAATGGCTGAATTAAGAATCCCCATAATTGTCGAAAACAAAGGCAAGAAAGCTCTGGAAGATACCGACAAGGATGTCAAGAAACTTTCTAAGTCTTTTAAGAAACTAGCAGGCGCACTAGGCATTGGTCTATCAGCTGCCGCCGTAGTTAAATTTGGTAAACAAGCCGCTAAGGCATTTATGGAAGACGAGAAGGCAGCCAGCCGTCTAGCCATGTCGGTTAAGAATCTCGGCCTAGGATTTGAGTCAGTTCGCATCGAGAGTTTTATAAGTGAACTTTCTGCCATGTCTGGCGTTACAGATGATCAACTGCGTCCGGCAATGCAGAAACTATTGCAGACTACTGGATCGGTTACTAAGTCTCAAGAATTGCTTAACCAAGCCCTAGACATTTCACGCGGCTCTGGCGAGGACTACGAGACTGTAGTCAATGATCTTTCAATGGCTTACGTCGGAAACACTAAGGGACTTCGCAAGTATGCTCTAGGACTATCGCAGGCTGAACTTAAGACTATGAGTTTTGCAGATGTACAGTCTAAGTTCGCTGCCACATTCAAGGGATCTAATGCTGCTTATCTCGACACATACGCTGGCAAGTTTGAGCTAATCAACACAGCCGTTGGAGAAGCCTCAGAAAAGATCGGTGGCGCTCTAGTCGAGTCTCTGGTGGCAGCCTTCGCAGCTGGAGATCCTCAGGAGTTCGTTGCCAAGATTGAAGGCCTAGCGACAAAGATCGCCAGCATGGTTGCAACAGCCGTGTTCGGATTTAAGAAACTTTATTACCTGACATCTGACCAAGCCATCCTTGCTTCACTTAACCCGTTCGACAATTACGAGAACGAAGTAGTTAAGATTATCGATATTCAGGAAAAGATGTTCAGAGCCTCATTCGAGGGCATCAAGATGGGCTATCTCGGATCTATGCCTATTGGTATTTACACTACTCCAGCGAATGATGCAGCTCGTAAGAAGGCAGAAGCAGACGCACTCAAGCGCGCCAAAGAGTTAGCAGCAGCGCAGACAAAGACTCTGGCAGAAGCCAAGAAGAAGGCTGCACTGGACAAAGCCTCAAAGACTCTTAATATAGATGCTATTGGTATTGAGGCAGCACTCAAGGGAAAGATCAGCGAAACCGATCGCATCTCTTTGCTATTGCAGAAAGCGCTTCTTGAAGGTAATGCCACTTTAGCGACTCAATTAGCAGACCAACTAGATGCTGCTACTAAACGCAACGCTCTTCTAAACGCTGCCCTACTTGCTACTCCAAAGGCTCCTAATCCTTACGAGAATTGGAAGATTCCAGATGATGTTCTGGCTTGGACAGCAGCTTCTCTAGGCGTCACAGTCTCAGCTTTGGGCACGACCCCTGTCCCTATATCCTCTACTTTCTCAGATGCCCAGATGGAATTGGCTGCTGCTGTCAACGCTGGTCAATCGGCAGAGCAGAGACTTATCAACGTACAGGTCTATCTTGATGGCGACATTGTTGGTGGTGCGATTACTAACTCACAGGTTAATAGCTCACTGTCTGGATCGTTTAATCAAGTTAATCGATCACGCAATAAGGGCGCAGTAGCAATCGAATGACACTTCCTGCAACCATCTCGGTATCATTTGACTTTAGCCAAGGTGCTACATTCGGCTATCCCTTTACTATTGGCGATGCCAAGTACGGCGTTATCGGAGTCAGTACCTTTGCAGCTTCAGAAGTACCTGAGCCAGTAGTTGATCTTAGCGATGTCACTCGATCAATCAAGATCAGTCGAGGCCGTAACATCATGCGTGACACCTACGAGTCTGGCAACTGCACAGTCAGAGTTTTAGACCCTAACTCTTATTTCAATCCTCAAAATGCATCCAGTCCCTACTTCGGCTATCTGACTCCACTCCGCAAGATCCGTGTCGCTGCTACCACTGCTACAGCGCAGGAGTTCTTATTCTCAGGTTATGTCGATCAGTATAAGTATTACTATCCAACAGGGCAGGAAATTGGATACGTCGATATCATCTGCTCCGATGCATTCAGACTATTCCAGATGGCTAACGTTTCAACAATTACAGATGCAACTGCTGGCCAGACTACTGGCACGCGTATCACTAAGATCCTCGATCAAGTCTCATTCCCTACATCAATGCGTATTATTGACACAGGATCGACGACAGTTCAAGCAGATCCGGCAACGGCTCGCACATCCCTTGCAGCATTGAAGGCGGCAGAGTTTGCAGAACAGGGCGCGGCATTCGTAAGAACAGATGGCACCTTTGAATTTAAGGATCGCACTGATGTTGTGGGATCTCTAGCGGCTACCCCTATCGAGTTTAATCAGACAACAGGCATTCCCTACTCAGACCTTAAGTACGCCTTCGATGACAAGCTCATCGTCAATCAAGCCAGCATGACACGCATAGGCGGCACAGCACAGACTGCAACGAATGCTGACTCATCTGCTAAGTATTTCCCTCATGGCACGACAGTGACTGACATGATCCCTCAGACAGATGCTCAAGTCTTAGACATCGCCAAGATTTATGTCGCGACGCGTGCAGAAACCACTATCAGAATTGATCAGATGACGGTCGATTTACTGGACACAGATGTACCGACTGACACGATGATCGGTCTAGATTATTTTGACAATGTCAAGATCACTAACGTCCAGCCAGACGGCTCGACAATCGTTAAGACCTTGCAGGTGCAGGGCTTGGCATGGGATATAACCCCTAACAGTATGAAGTGCACAGTTACAACACTTGAGCCTATAGTCGAGGGATTCATCATCGGATCATCGACTTACGGTATAATCGGACAATCCATAATGGGATACTAGGAGATAAATCATGGCAACAGGCTTTCCAGCGACTACAGGCGACATTTTTACTGCCGCCGACTATAACGGCCTAGTAACCTTTGAGGTCAAGGCAGACCAGACGGCAGACTATACAATCGTACTAGCCGATTCTTATCAGATGCTTATCCCAATGAACAAGGCAACAGCCGTAAACTTGAGCATCCCAACTAATGCCACAGCGGCCATCCCTGTAGGATCAGTCATCACAGTCCTTAACAAAGGCGCAGGCGCAGTCACTATCAAGGCAGTCACCTCTGGCACTACTACAGTCTTATCAGCTGGCGCAGTAGCGGCGCAGCCTACCCTTGCACAATATAAGTCAGCAGCCTGCATTAAGACTGGCACAGATGCTTGGTACGTCGTAGGCGCTATTGCATAATGCTAAACAATCTTGCAGCTATTAATGGCGCTAAGGCTACTTATAGCCAAACAGTCTTAGCTGATAACCCCATTGGTTTTTGGCTACTTAATGAAACTACTGGGTCGACGGGTGATGATTTAACTGCAAATAATAATGATTTAACGTTCGTTAATAGCCCAACTTTAGGAGTTGCCACAGGTCTAGCAGGCATTCCTCTGGGCATCACTTTTGACGGCACTAATGATGTTCTCAAAACGTCTGTAGTTTCTACTTTTAACATCGCAGCAAGCGGCACTTGGTCGATTGAGTTTTGGTTAAAGTTTAATAGCACGACATTTGCTGCTCCTTTTGGTTGGCGTGATAGTTCTGGTGGCAACGATAAAGTAAATGCTTTGGTAACTGTTAATAATGGAACAACAGGAATGATTCAGGTTTTAACTTCTGACACCGCAAGTGGATTTGTTATTCTTTCACATGGTACAACTTACAACGATAATCTTTTTCATCATGTTGTAGTGACTGCTACAAACGGTTCAGCATTAAGACTTTACATAGACGGCGTAGATAGAGCCAATAGCACCGCAGGAAGAGGCACAGCCACTTCTAACAGAGCAATAAGTGTTGGAGCTAATGACACCGGAGCTGGCGTTTACTCACAATTTTTTACTGGAACAGAGACGGCTTGTTCTGTTTACAACACAGCACTTACAGCGAGTCAAGTTCTATCTCACTATAACGCAGGAGTCTAAATGGAAATCTTATTTGAGAGTAATACAGAGCAAGAAGAAGAATTCGAGTTTAATAGTCAGATCATTGTAAATAAAGGTTCTGTGCAAATAATTAAGGGCAACCCTTTCGAGTTAGCATTGGTGACAGATGAAGCCGCGCCTATCTAAGTCTGCCATCCAGTTACGAGAGCAGATAGACGATGCATTCCCAGATAGAGATCGAACTTCGGACGGCTGGATCGGTGACACGAGACACGCTGCTCGCAAGTCTGATCATAATCCAGATGCACAGGGATGGGTTCGTGCCATCGATGTTGACCGCGACCTTAACGGCAAAGGCAGGAAGCCCGATGTCATGCCTGACTTGGTCGATCAGATTCGAGTCGCTGCAAAGTCTGGCGATAAAAGAATTAGTTACATCATCTTCGACGGCCGCATCGCCTCATCTAAAAAGGCTTGGGCTTGGCGTCCTTATGATGGGATCAATAAGCATAATCATCACGCGCACGTCAGCTTTACTATCAAGGGCGATGAAGACTCTAGTTGGTTCAATATCCCGATGATAGGTGGAAAATAATGGAGCAAGCAAAATCACTAGCAGCATCATGGGCTCGATCATTCTTGGCCGCTGCCCTCGCGTTATACATGGCAGGCGTAACAGATCCTAAGACCTTAGCGATGGCAGGCGCGGCAGCAGTAGCACCCGTCATTCTGCGCTGGCTCAATCCTAACGATGCCTCATTCGGAGTCGGGAAAGAATGACTCAAGAAAACTTTTTCACACTTTACTTTGCAAGCCTTGCCGTGATCGGTGGGCTAGCAGGTTATGTCATCACGCATCTTCTGTCTGAAATTAAAAGACTGAACTCGCGTGTCGATGAGATTTACAACATACTTCTTGAGCGATAATTTTAATTATGGCACGAAAGAAAGTTATCGATCTCGATACTTACTCACAGCTTGACGCATGGGCTATTAGCCTGCATGAGATGTATCGCGCACTACGCAGGGCAGGCTTCGCAGTCGATCTTTGCCTAGCAATTATTACCGATCGGGACTCTTATCCTGCATGGATCTTGCCATCAATTCCCGACCGCATGGACCCCATACCCTACGAGGACGACGACGAGGACTAATGAAGCGCATTGTCATAGTGAGCGACCTACAGGTTCCCTTCCACGATAGACACGCAGTTAAGAATCTAGCCAGTTTTATAGCCAAGTTTAAGCCGCATGAAGTAGTAACGATCGGAGATGAGATTGATTTCAACACCATCTCGAAATGGTCAGAAGGCACGCCAGAAGCTTACGAGCAGACTCTGGGAGACGATCGCGATGAGGCTGTTCAGGTACTTTACGATCTACAAGTAACACAGATGATACGCTCTAATCACACAGATCGCCTATACACACAGATTATGCGGAAGATCCCATCATTCTTATCATTGCCGGAACTTAGGTTTGAGAAGTTCATGCAGCTCGATGAGCTAGGGATCACCTTTCATAAAAAGCCGTATAACATCGCTCCTAACTGGATCGCACTCCATGGCGACCATACCCCTATTAAGTCACAAGGGGGTCTCTCAGCCCTTGAGGCAGCCCGTAGGCATGGCAAGAGCGTCATTTCTGGACATACTCACAGGGCAGGGCGATCGTCCTTCTCAGAGGCCTCTGGAGGCCGTATAGGACGCATTCTGCATGGCGTAGAAGTAGGCAATCTTATGGACTTTAGCAAGGCCAGTTATACCAAGGGATCGGCTAACTGGCAGCAGGCGTTCGCCATCATGTATGTTGAGGGAAAGAATGTGCAGGTTGATCTCATCTACATCGAGAAGGATGGGACTTTCGTCGTCTCAGGCAAGCGGTATGGACGACCTAGATAACGAGCTGGATCGGGACATCGATGACCACATTGATGACGCAGAATCGTTACCGTTTCGTTATCTAAATATCTGAAAATTCCCCCTTAGATCATGAGACAGTAGAGCCATCAACGAAGGGCGTTGATAAGAAAGGCTCAACATGTTCGATCCATCATTAGGCGATTTAATTGCCATGATTGCACTATCAGCACTATATTTCCATCTAGGCCGTACAGTCGGCATTCGCGTAGGTTATCTACAAGGGCGTAAAGCTGTGAGAGATTACTACGCATCTAAAGAAAGGGCACGAGTGTGAATGCAGGTGATTTCCTCTCAGAAGCAAAGGCAACAATTCAAGACCGTGGCATGGACTACGGACACCCGTCAGACAATATGTCCAGAACAGCACGACTCTGGTCAGCATTCCTCGAGATGCCTATTACTGACTATCAAGTGGCATCATGCATGGTCTTGGTCAAGCTCGCACGGAGTATGGAGTCTGGAAAAGTCGATACATACATCGACGCTGCTGCCTATATGGCAATAGCAGGCCAACTACACACAGAGGAGAATGAGCTATATGTTTAATTTAGAAGATTACGAGACAGTCGAAGAACGCCTAATCAAATATTGGAAGGATCATCCAGATGGCCGAATTGATACTAAGTTGGTCGAGGCAAGTGCTACACGTTTTATCGTACAGGCTTACATATACAGAACTGAAGCTGATCAACAGCCTTGGACTTCTGGGCTCGCAGAAGAAACGATATCGGGTCGTGGAGTCAATGCTACTTCTGCTCTTGAAAATTGTGAAACGTCTGCGATTGGTCGTGCTCTCGCTTCGGCTGGCTATGCGACAAAGGGAAAGAGACCGAGCCGAGAAGAGATGTCTAAAGTTGCAAAGGCCGATCAAGTGACATCAACTATCCAAGAAGTAAAGGCCAAGATGTTAGAGACATCCGGCGAATACATCCCAGTAGTAAAGGAAGAGGATCCATGGACTATCAAGCCAGCGACTATGCCGCCCACAATGGGGGAAGCTGTATCGATGGTGAAAGAGATCATTGGAGGCCAGACCGACAAGGATATCCCTCGTTGCAAGCATGGTGACATGATGTGGAAAACAGGCACTACTAAGGCTGGTAAGCCATGGGGACACTTTAAGTGCATGGCTTGGGTAACTGGTGAGATCGGTGGTCGATGTGAGTCACCAAATGACGTGATCTGGTATGAGATCAGTAAAGAAGATGGCACATGGCAACGACAGAAGGCGAGAGTCTAGTGGGACGCTTACAGTTCATGAACCAAGATGGTGAATGGGAGTCATTCCCTACAGAGGATGAGATCCATCGATCGAAGGAAGTCATAGCAATTTTAGAAGAATTTACCTTCACAACTAGATGCTGCTTATGCAATGATGCAATTCCCTACAAAGATATAAAAGTAAATCTGGCTAATAAGAGCTGGTCATGCGCTAAGTGTCACGCTGTCAATGGCCTCACAAAGCCGTAAGTATCGAGGATTCTCGACCGAGCGTGTGGTGGCACGTTACCTTTCGGAGTGGTGGCCACATGCAGATATCGGTAGAGGGGCTGGAAAAGATATAACACATGTCCCGTTCGACATGGAAGTTAAAGCTAGATCGGCGTTCCAGCCAAAGGCGTGGATCG